TACCACAGTAGACGGTAGTGAAAGTATTAAAGTATTTGAGGGAACTGCAACAACTAAAACCTTTTTAATTACTGGACAGACTGAAAACTTTGCATATATTATTCCAGACGAAAATATGGATATTGATACTGCGGTTGTTAAGAACTTTGAGACTGCAAGTGGAACAACCTTTTCAACCTTTACTGATTTAAGAAACGCAACCAGTTTAACAGAACTATCAAGAATTTATATACTTAGAGAAAGTCCAAACGGAAACTTTGAATTAAGTTTTGGAAACAAGACTACTTTAGGTATATCACCAGTTGCGGGAAACAAAGTCACGGTTGACTATCTATCTGTAAAAGGTGGAGATGCTAATGGTGCAAAGGTATTCGCACCACAACAACAAGTACAAGTAAACGGTGTTGGATATACTGCATCTGTCACAACAGTATCTAATTCTTCGGGTGGTTCTGAAAAAGAAACTGTAGAGTCTATCAGAACTACTGCACCATTCCAGTATGCAACTCAAAACAGAGCTGTGACTGCAGATGACTATGCAACTCTAACAAAAAGAAACTTTAGTTCTTTAATCAAAGATATAAAAGCATTTGGTGGACAAGATGCACTTGAACCAGAATTTGGTGTAGTATTCTTATCATTACTATTCAACGATAGTATCGAAAATGATACTGTAAGTGGTGATGCAACAAAACAAGAAACCAAAGATGCAATCGTAGATTTACTCAAAGATTTATCAGTTGCATCTTTTGATATTAAGTTTATTGACCCAATCAAGACTTTTATTGAAACTACTACATTCTTCCAGTTTAATCCTAACTTAACAAGTGAAAGTGAAGCATCTATTAAAGCAAATATAGACAATGAAATTTCATCTTATTTTAGTACCAAGACTGGTAAGTTTGGTCAATCATTCAGAAGGTCTAATCTATTAGCACTAATTGATGAAGTAAGTCCCGCAGTTTTATCTTCTCGAATGAATTTAAAAGTGCAACAAAGATTTACTCCAACACTTACTGCAGTAGAAAATCATAGTTTAAAATTTCCAATGGATATTGCAGCTGCAGACGATGTAAATAGAATAGTCACTTCTTCTGCATTTAACTTCAACAATCAAAGTTGTAGTATCCGAAATCGTTTGGGTTCTACGATATTAGAATTATTTTCAAATTTGACCCAAGAAGTTATTGTTGATAATGTTGGTTCTTTTAGTGGAGATACAGTTAGTATAACTGGATTACAAGTAGATAGTATTGTGACTGGAGATGCATTTGTTAAGGTAAGTGTAGTACCTTCTAACCAATCTTTTGTGACACCATTAAGAGAAAATGTAATTGAGTTTGATGCAATCCAATCTTCTGTTAGTCCAGTTGAAGTAGACTCGAGTGTAATAAACTAATATGGGACATAAAGTAGACGATACTCTAAGAGATGATAATCGTAGAGAACTTGCGTTTGCTACGGGTCGTGATGTAGAGAAAGTTCTACCAGACCATTTCAAAACTGAGTATCCTAAACTTGTCTCGTTTTTAAAAGAATATTTTCACTTCGAGGACAGTGACGGTTCTCCAAGTAGATTAGTAAATGATTTATTTTATGCAAGAGATATCAATCAGGTAGACGAGTCTTTACTATCATATATTGAAGATGAATTGTTATTAGGACAAGCATACTTTGAAGGATTTCTTGATAAAAGAACAGCTGCAAAATTCTCACATAATTTATACAGTACTAAAGGTACTAAGTTTTCAATACAACAATTTTTTAGAATGTTCTACGGTATTGATGTAGAAGTAGACTATCCTAAAAAAGATGTTTTTACTGTAGGTTCATCTGAATTAGGTGCGGAGTCAATTAAGTTTTTAACAAATGATGAATTGTATCAAACCTTTGCAATACGAATAATTAGTGAACTATCACAAGCAACATGGGAAAGACCATATAAGTTATTTGTTCACCCTGCTGGAATGTTTGTTGGTTCAGAAGTAAGATTAGAAAATACTGGACTTCTTAATACATCTTCACCATTATCTCTTGTTGACTCAGATGCGGGTTCAATCGATGTGGTAGGTTTCAACACTGCATTATTCAGTCAAGTCAACCAATTTGCACCAGAAGTCACTGGTCTTTTAGATAGTGGTGGTACAACTCTAAGGGTTATTATTGATGATAATCTAATTAATTCACTTGCAACTGCAAGTATCTCAGATGTACAGAAACAATATGCAACAATGAGAGCTGCAGAATTAAGAACAAGTCCTACATTTGATGCGGACTCGAATGGTGCTGGTACTGCAACATCTAACTTTGAGATAGACTTTAGTAATGAATTTACAATAGAAACATTTGACCAAGACAAATTTGAAACTTTTTAGGGATTAGGTTTATAACTTGTATAAATAGGACATAGGAAATAAAACATGGGAAAATCAGTAATCAATAACGGAAGTAGTGCGAATGACGGAACGGGTGATACTCTCCGTGCGGCTGCAACCAAGATAAACAATAACTTTACAGAAATTTATGCTGTATTAGGTGGAAAGACCGCAACTGATTTGTCTGCAAGTGCAGCTACTTTAACTACTAAAATTACTTTTAGTGACTCTGCAACTGGATTGATTAGATTTGAAGGTACAACTGCAGATGCACATGAAACCACTTTACAAGTTGTAGAACCAACTGGAGATAGACAGATAGTATTTCCAAATGCAAGTGGTAATGTAGTATTAGACTCAAGTACAAATACCCTAACAAACAAAACACTTACCAGTCCAACAGTCAATACACCTACAATAAATGCACCTAAGATTTCTGGTTTATCTGGGGGTGGAGTATTACAAGACTCTTCGGGTAATGAAGTATTAGAATTAACAAAGACTGCAAGTGCAGTTAACCACGTTAACCTTACCAATAACGCAACCAGTAATAATCCAAAGATAACTGCAAAAGGTGGAGACACTAATATTGGTTTAGAACTAGAAACAAAAGGAACTGGTAAAATTATACTAAATAATTCACATGTTCTTAAACAAGAAACAGTAAACACGGGTTCTAATGAAGCATTGTCTTTATTACTTCCATTTACTCAAATAACAAAAGGAACTGCGGGTACATATAGTATCGCAGACGGAGTTGTTGGACAAGTTAAATATGTAGTAAATAGTGGTGCTGGTAATGCAGTTATCACTCCCGCAAATTTTGGTGCGGGAAGTACTTTAACATTACAACAACATGAAACTGGAACATTAATTTTTGACGGAACTAACTGGCAAATACTTGCAACCTACGGTGGTGCAGTCGCATAAGGAGAATAAGAAATGACCGCAACAATAACTAGTCCTTTAAGAAGATTTATCTTAGACGAAATTAAAGGTAGAAAAGATAGTAATGGAGATAAGTTCTATGCAGCTATTGGTCGTTCACAAGAGTGGAATGCGACAGATGTATCTCCTACACCAGACGGGTCTTATCACGAAGAGAGAGATTTTAGAAACAACATGCAATCGGTTAAATTAATAACTGACGCATCTTTTGTAGTTCCAAGATATAACTGGTCATCTGGTACATTCTATGATGCATATGATGACCAATCAACTGGTAATTCAAATCCATACTATGTGGTCAACTCAAACCAACAAGTATACATGGTATTAAGGAAATCTATTTCTAACACTGGAGTTGCGATTGCATCTACTATAGAACCAACGGGTAATACTTCGGGTACACCTTTCAAAACATCTGACGGATATGTTTGGAAAATGGTATACAGTATTAGTTCCGCAACTGCAAACAAATTTCAATCTGCAAACTTTATGCCTGTAGAGTTTATTGATAAAGATAGTGCGGGTGGAGTATCAGGTGCAAGATTGGCTGCTTTTAGTTCAAACCAAACAGAACAACTTGCAATTCAAGAGGCTTCAATATTAGGTCAAGTTGTAGGATATGCAATTGATAATCCAGGCTCTGGATATGGTTCTGCACCAACCTTAACAATCACGGGAGACGGTAGTTCTGCAATTGCAACCGCAACTATATCTGGTGGTGCAGTAGTCAAGGTTATTCCTACTGAGGACGGTTCTGGTAATTTAGTTCAGGCAAATTTTGGTTCAGGATATAACTTTGCATCTGTCACAGTAAGTGGTGGTTCACCAGACTCGGCTGCAATAATTAGACCTATTCTTTCAACTTCAAGACGTACTCTTGATAGTGGTGGTTTAGGTGATGACCCAGTATCAGATTTAAGAAGTAATGCACTAATGTTTAATGCAAAACCTTCGGGTGCAGAAAGAGCAGACTTTTTTATAAATCAACAATTTAGACAAGTCGGTTTACTTAAGAACCCCGAATTAGGAGACTCAACATCTAGTCCATTTACAGAAGAAACTGGTAATACACTAAGAACTCTTAACTTTGCATCTTTAAGTAAAGCATTTGAAAAAGACCAAGTAATAACTGGTGGAACATCTGGTGCAAAAGCAATTGTAGATTTTGACTCTACTGGCCCAACTGGTCTTGCTCAAGGTACTTTGTTTATTCATCAAACTGATAGTAATGGATTTACATCTTTTACTACGGGAGAAACAATTACTGCATCTGGTGGTTCTACTGGTGTACTTCTTAGTGGTGGTAATCACGACAGTACTCCAGAAGTAGACCCAAATTCAGGTCAACTATTGTATATTGATAACCGAAGTGCAATTACAAGAGCAAGTGGTCAAACAGAAGATTTAAAAATCGTAATACAAGTATAGGAATAAAAAATGTCAACAACTTTTAATAAGTCAACTTTTGAAACAACATATAAAGACGACTTTGACAGTGCAGATAATTTTCATAGAATATTATTTAACTCGGGTCGTGCGTTGCAAGCAAGAGAACTTACGCAAATGCAAACTATCATTCAAGAAGAGATTGCAAGGTTTGGTAGAAATATATTTAAAGAAGGTGCGGCTGTAAACCCAGGCGGGCCTAGTGTTGACAGACATGCAGAATTTGTAAAATTAGATACAAGTGACCCGTTAAATGAATTACCAGATGATACTTCTACTTTAGTTGGATTAGAATTTACGGGTGCAACTTCAAGTATAAAAGCAAGAGTTATTAGATTTGAGGCCGCAAGTGGTTCTGACCCCGCAACTTTATATGTACAATATACTGATACAAATACAAGTCAATTAGCGGGTTCTGCACCAGTTAGATTTACTGCGGGTGAAATCATAAATGCTGGTGGTGGTCAACAGTTGCAAGTTCAAACAACAAATACTGTTGCAAACCCAGCAACTGGTCAAGGTACAATACTTCATGTATCTGGGGGAGACTTCTTTGTAAGAGGACACTTTGTATTTGCAGCTCAACAATCTTTAGTTATTTCAAAATATACTACAACTGGAACTGCAACTGTTGGATTTACTGTTGCAGAAGATATTGTCACGTCAGGAGACGATACATCACTCTTTGATAATCAGGGTGCAACTCCAAATACTGCATCGCCTGGTGCAGACCGATACAGAATTAGATTAACTCTTGTTAACAAAACAAGTGTCACTGCAAGTGATAACTTCGTGTACTTTTGTGATATAGTAGACGGAGAAATAGAAGAAGTTGTCACTGGTACAGAAGATTACAATAAGATTAATGATGTTCTTGCACTTAGAACAAAAGAAGAGTCAGGTAATTATGTTGTCCGTCCATTTAGAGTGACCTTTGAAGATGACTCTGCAAGTGGTAGTACATCTAACCTAATCGCAAACATATCTGCGGGAACAGTATATCTAAACGGTTATCGTGTAAATAAAGAAAGACCAAGTAAATTAACTATTTCAAAACCCAGAACTACAGTCACAAATAACAACGAAGCGATTGGTGTGGACTATGGTTCATATCTTGTATTCCAAACAGACGGTGGTTCAACTGTAGGGCCTGCAGCTGCACTTGGAAATTTTGAATTAGTTAATTTAATGCAAAGTAGTACGGTTATTGGTACTGCAAGGGTTAAATCAATTCAAGTAGTAAACAATGAAGTTCGTCTTTACTTAATGGACATTCAGTTGAAAGGGCCAGGTAATTCTAATCGACAAATAACAGATATCTCTGCAGTAGAAAGACATGGAGATTTCGATACTGCACCACATTCATTTGCAGTTAGAAATACTGGTAGTACTGCATTTTTACCAAGTACCGCATTGTTTAGAGATATAGGTAATAATGACTTACTATTCCCGACTCAAAGACCAAGACCAAAAAGTATTTCAGATGTTTCATTCCAAGTATTAAGACAGATTGATGACTCTGCAAATGCTCCTTCTGCGGGTACACACCCGTCAATTAGTTTATCTTTATCTGCAACTGGAGAAACATTTACAGATGTAGGTAATTGGATTATTACGAGTGCGGTCACTGGAGAAAGGGTGACTAACTTTAGTGTTAGTGGAACGGGAACACAAAGTGCAACTATTAGTACTACTACTAATCATGCTAATGGTGGTTTAGACTCTGGTGCAAAACATAACATCTTTGCAA